CAGCATCACGCCGGGCCGCCGGCACGCGTACGAGTCCATGAAGGCCAGCGGCATGAGCAAGACCAAGGCGGCCAAGATAGCCAACGCCGGCAAGACGCACGCCGCTCGATCGAGGATGGCCCGGAAAGCGGCCCGTACGCGCAAGCGCCGGAGCCGGTAATCGGGCCGACGTCTGCTATAGTGGACGTATGACCAAGCGCACCAAGACCGAGATCGCTCGCCTCGTTCGCGTGGCGCGCTCCATGCCCACGTATCACCTCGGCACGGGTCAGCGTGAGTACACGTGCCCGGTTCACCTGGAGGCGCTCCGCGCGGAGTACGGTTCCTCGGCCCCGCTCGCCCACCGGTTCCTCGTTCACGTTCTCGCGTGGGAAGACCCGACCAAGGTGGCGGCCGTGACCAAGGCGCTCGTGTCCCACCTGGAGGACGCGGAGATCAACGGCGAACCGTGCGATAAGATCAAGTAGGAGGAGGCGTAATGGATCTCGGCGACATGATCCGCCGGACGGTGGACCTGGACCCGGACATGCGGTCCGCGCTCGCCAAGGCGTGTGAGATCAAGGCCAGCGCGCTCAGGGAGCTACGGGACCGGTTCGAACGCGAGCACGGCTCCAAGAGCCGGGTGGCGTACTCGGACGTGATCTCGCTCATGACCGGCACGATCGAGGAGTACGAGAACGCATCCACCCCGGACTACTGGCAGCGAGCCACCGACTGATCCACCAGACACCCGAGCCCCGGACGCGTGAGGTCCGGGGCTCGGTGCGTGTGCCCGTACGATGGCCACGGAGGTGATCAAGGATGGCCCGGTGGGACGAGGACTGGCACCGCCGCTTGTGGGAGATCATCGCGGAGCTACCCTTCCGCCCACCGCACGAGCGCTCCGCCATCCGCCGCGCACTGGCCCGTGACCCGGTGGCGTTCGCGGTCTTGTACCTCCATCGCCACCTCAAGGCTCCGGACGGACGGATCACGTTCTCCGAGGTCCATTACGAGTGGGCTCGGATCGCGGAAGGGTGGACGGCCGCGCTGGAGCCGCAAGGCAACCGGCACGCGTTCATCGCTCCGCGCGAGACCGGCAAGTCCACGTGGTGGTTCCTGATCTTGCCCTTGTGGGCCGCGTGCAATGGCATAGTCCGGTTCGCGGTGGCGTTCGCCCACGCGGACGCTCAGGCGGTAGGCCACCTCTCCACGTTCAAGCACGAGTTGGATACCAACGCCACGCTCCGGGCGGACTTCCCGGACCTGTGCGAGCCGGCCCGCCGGCAGAGTGGCGGCACGCTGGCGGACCGCCAAGGGATGCTCCACACCCGGCACGGGTTCGTGTTCGCGGCCCGGGGCGTGGACAGTGCGAGCCTTGGTCTCAAGGTGGGCGAGCAACGGCCGGACCTGATCATCCTGGATGACGTGGAGCCGGACGAGGCCAATTACTCCACGGCCGCCACCACGCACGGCCGGCGTTCGCTGGCGGAGAAACGGCTCGGCACGATCACGGACGCGATCCTCCCGCTCAATGTCCGGGCTCGGGTGGTCATGGTCGGCACGGTGACCATGCCCGGCTCGATCATCCATCAACTCGTCCGGGTGGCCCGAGGCGAGCGTGAGCCTGAGCTACAGTGGATCTTGGACGAGAGGATCGAGCCGCACCACCACTCCCCGATCGTGATCAATCCGGACGGGAGCGAGCGCTCGATCTGGCCCGAGAAATGGAGCCTGGAGTGGCTCCGCTCGATCTCGCACACCCGCTCGTACGCCAAGAACTACCTCAACGATCCGATGGGGATCGATGGGGCGTTCTGGTCCAAGGACGATTTCAGGTACGGGCCGCTCGATCCGCCGGCCACGCGCTGGATCCTCCAGCTTGACCCGGCCGTCACCACCAAAGACAAGAGCGACTGGACAGGGTGGGCCGTGGTGGCGTACCGGCCCCGGACGGCCGCGTACCCGGCCGCGTGCGAGGTGGTGGACGCCGGCCAAGTCAAGCTAGCGGGCGAGGCGCTCCGGGCATGGGTCTTGGCCAAGTTGCTGGAGTGGCCGAGGATCAAGGCGGTCCGGGTGGAGGTCAACCAAGGTGGTGATCTTTGGTATACCGTCCTCCACGGGCTACCGGTCAAACTCCTCGTCCACTCCAGCACGGAGCCCAAGGAGGTCCGGTTCTCCTACGTGCTGGACTTCTACCAGAGAGGTGGCGGAGGCGTGCGGCACCGCAAGCCGCTCCGAGCGGCCGAGGAGCAAATGGTGGCGTTCCCTCGCGCTCCCCACGATGACGTTGCCGATGCTGTGTGCTCGGGCGTCCTGTTCTTCATGAGGCCAGCGCCGCGAGCGCGTGAGGACAAACAGACGGAGGCGTACGTATGAGCGTGGAGGATCTCGTTGCCGGCATGAAGGCGCTCGATGCCTCGCTCGATGACTACACCGAGGCGATGTCCTACGCCCGAGGTGCCATCCCCGAACGGTTCGCCTCCGAGACGCTCCGCCGCGTGCTGGAGACCGTGGACACGGGGTACAAGTTCCGTCTCGCGGCCGTGCCGGTGGAGGTCATGGTGGACCGCGTCCAGGTGGCCAGCATCGCTAGCGAGCGCGGGGATGCGGTGACCTCCAGGATCGAGGCCATCCGGGTGGGCAACGGCATGGAGATGATCGAGCCGTACTTGATCCGCGAGTTGTTCACCCTCGGGGACGCCTACGCGTTCGTGTGGCCGGTGGAGTCCGAGGACGAGGAACGCCGGCCGGAGCTACGCGAGGCGGGCGTGGAGATCACGTACCTGAGCCCGATAGGCACCCGGGCCATGTACCACGAGGGTGACCCGCTCACGCCGCTCTACGTCCTCCGCCGCTGGCAGACCAACGAGCCCGAGGGGAAGCGCTGGCACGCCGAGGTCTGGTACCCGGACACGGTGGAGGCATGGATCACCGAGCCCGGCGCGAACGGGCTGGACCCGGCAGTCTGGCGGCCCTACGCCGAGGACGAGAACGGGGAGCCGATCGTTGCGGTGGAGGGTCAGAACTGGCCGTTGGACCACGAGTTCGGGGAGATCCCGATCAAGCACGCGCGCACGGACCTCCCGTACGGACGGCCCGAGCACATCAATGCGTACGGCCCTCAGGACGCCATCACCAAGGCGATCATCACTCAGGTCTACACGATCGAGGAGCACGGGTGGCCGGAGCGTATCCGGCTCATGGACGATGAACGGATCTTGGACACGGCCCGGGACGCGGTGGCATGGGGAGACCGTGAGGACGCCCCGGACGTCACGGACGCCGGCATCGTGCGGACCGAGGTCACCGGGCTCCGTCGCGGGCCGGGCACGGAGACCAAGTATTACGGGACCAAGAGCGTTACTCAGGTGGAGCCGCCGGACCCGGGCCGCCTGATCGATCCGATTGAGCAGTGGATCAGGCTCATGGCCACGGTGACCTCCACCCCGTTGTACGAGTTCGATCAACGTACCGGCCAGCAGCAATCCGGGGTCGCACGTGATCTCGCGGACCGGCCGCTCAAGGCCAAGGTCAAGGACCGCAAGCGTTACCTCCTCGGGTTCTTCCGCGAGGTCTACGGGCTAGCGCTGGACATGATCAACATGGATCCAGGAACGATCGTGGTCAACTGGAGCCTCCCCGAGGTGACCACGGACCCGGAGTTCTGGAGCACGGCCGAGATCCGGGAGCGCATGGGCGTCCCGATCCGGCAGATCTTGGCCGAGGCCAACTACGATCCGGACATGATCGAGGAGTGGCTCGATCGGCAAGCGGAGGCCACCACCCTGGACAAGCGGATCGCCCGACTCCAGGCACTCGGAGACGCGCTCCAGGCGATGGGCACGGCGGTCTCACTCGGGGCCGTGGACGAGGCCACCGGGCAAACGATGGTGGCCCGGATCATGGAGGAGGCCACTGTTGAGGAGCCGCCCGAGTGACGGCTCCCGAGGTGGACGGGCCGACCGTCCCGGACGAGGAGAGTCTCGCGTTTGAGGCGCTCGTGGTGGCCCGTGTGACGGCCGATATCGAGGCGTTACTCCGGGACACCGTGGGCGTGTTCCTGAGCGCGTACGGGGCCGTAGCGCGGGCCGGAGCGGTACCTCCCGAGACGGCCCGCGCGCTGGCACGAGCCATCGCCATCCGGCTCCGCCGGCTCGCCTGGAGCCCGATGGACCCGAGGCTCCGGCTCGCGGCCCGAGAGGCTCGGAGCCTCGGGCTTGATCGGGCCATCCGGCGGCTCCCGGTGGACGATCGGCCCGAGGACGTTATCCGTCCGGACGGGCCGGTCCGCGTGCCGGCGGCGGACGCGGCCCTCAAGGGCCGGCTCCGCGAGGCGGCCCGGCTCGCGGGTGCGCTCGATCTGACCAAGCGCGCCAACGTGCTGGCCGTGGCCGGCAGGGTCCGCTCCGGTCTGGCCGTGGTCAAGGGCCACGCGCGGTGGACCGCTAACGAGGGGATCAACGCCGGCACGGCGGAAGTGGCCAAGGCCACCGGCCGCCGGCTCTTGTGGGTGCCCGAGCGGGACGCGTGCCTCCACTGTCTGGCTCGGGCCGGGTGGGTGGTGGAGCCGGGGGACGAGTTTCCGGCCGGCATCTCGTATGATCCACTGGCCCGCTCGATCCCGGGCGTTCCGTGGCCACCGTTGCACCCGAATTGCCGGTGCGAGGTCCGTACCTACGATGGAC